ACTATCTGGGAGAGAAACAGGCAGATGGGACATATAGGAAGAATATGAAGAGTGCTACATTAATGGGCGCTCTAACAGCTGCGGTTACAGCCCTTGAAGCTGATACCCCGAACATTTCAGGTATGCATCTGTTGATAAAGGCAGATAGGGCGGTTAGGGAAACATTAGGGATGAAAGCGAGGGGTGTGAAAAATGCGCCTGTTGCAAAGAATGTTCCCCCTGCGGTAAAAGTGGCGAGAGAGAAGCCACCTGCATCAAAGGAGAATCTGGAGAATTTGGGTGATGTGGGTGCAGGTGATGATGTAGTTGGAAGTACATGGGATGCAGTTGATAGATTAAGCGGTCCCAAACTGGAGGCATGGTTGGCAAAGCAAACTGATGAAGTTCGTAATGCTTATTTGAACGACCTGCGTCCTCCAAAGAGAAGGTAAACAGTGGCTCTCCGGAAAGAGCTAAGAGTTGGCGATAGCTTAAAGTTCACATTGGAAGTGGTTGAATGTAGTTGTGTGGACATTAGGTTGAGTGAAATTGTTGGAAGGAAGGCAATACTGGTTATTACGGCGAACAAAGAACAGGTACCAATAACACACATCAAATGTATCAAAGGACAGCAATAACGAAACATTTCGCCAGGACGGCTAAATTCGCAATAGGAGGTATAGGTAATGTCTCAGACGATAGTAGGTGTGAATGATGCCAAAGCCGTCAAAAGGTTTAGCCCAGCCCTGGCGGTGGATGCAGCAAGAAAAGGACAGTGGACTCGGAAGTGGATGGCGAAGGGGCCTACAGCAACCAGACCCATTCATGGCCTCTCTGATTTAGAGGGTGAGAAAGGTGAACAGATATCATTTGATATCAGTATGCAGCTGAATGCACAGCCCATTGAAGGTGATGATGAGGCGAGAGGAAAGGGTGAAAAACTTTTCTTCTATTCGCAGGTTGTGTATATCGATCAGTCGCGTGAAATTGTGTCCCCTGGTGGTAGGATGACACAGAAGAGAACGCTGCATGATCTTCGGATGGTTGCGAAAGCAAGGACTAGTGATCTATGGGGGCGCATATTTGATCAGGTAATATTTGTATATCTCTCTGGTGCAAGAGGTGTCAATGCTGATTATGTATACCCTACCACCTGGACTGGTCGGGCGAACAACAGCTTAAGCGCGCCTGATAGCAATCACATTGTGTATGGTGGTGTGGCAACTGGAAAAACGGATATGCAGACAACTGACACCATGACAACTCTTCCCATTGATAAGGCAGTTGCGTATGCCAAGATGATGGGTGGTGGTGGTCCTGCATATAGTGAAGTCCCTCAGATTCAGCCGATTAATCTGGATGGAGAGGAAGTCTTCTTACTGGTTATGAATCCGTGGCAGGAGTTTAATCTGCGGAGAAATACCACCAGTATGGATTGGGCCGATATCCAGAAAGCAATGGCAATGGCAACTGGGAGAAATAATGAGTTCATGAAGGGTGGCCTGGGTATGTGGAATAAAGTTGTCCTTCAGGTACACCAGAATGTTATTCAGTTCTCTGATTACGGTGCCACCACAAATGTTGCAGCGTGTAGGGCATTGTTCTGCGGGGTGCAGGCGGGAACGTTGGCACAGGGGCAGGCAGGCGGGGATTTGACGTTTGGTTGGTTTGAGGAAATGTATGATGGTGGCAATCAGGTGGATATCTACACTGACACCAAATATGGTTTCATAAAAACCAATTTCAATGGCAATGACTTCGGTGTTATAGCGATTGACACCGCAGCAGCGAAACCCTAATCAATAGGGAAAGGAGGTATAAAATATGGCTACAGCTAAATTAGCAACTGACCTTTACACCAAACCCGCTATGAATGCGATTGGTGGAGCGAGATGGGAGTATAGGACGTATTCCATGGCAGCAGCGGACATGGTGACAACGAATGTATTTGCGCTGGCACCCTTTCCTGCCGGGCATCGGTTGGTGGATGCCTTTGTTGAGTGCACTGATATTGATAGTGCAACATCGGCTGCCTTTGATGTGGGTATCCTGAACTCCTATTTTGGAGATGCATTTCCCACCGTTGCGAAACCGGCAGCATACAGTGTCAATGGTTTAACTGATACTGGAACAGTTTCTGGTCTGGTTAGCGGGGGAAACCTGTTTTCCGCTATCACCATCGGGCAGGCTGGTGGAAGAGCACGGTTGGGTATGAGTGCTGCATCTACATACACCCTCACACCGTCATATAGTATTGGTGTGAGTGAGTATAAAGATCGCATTGTCGCTCTTCAGTTCACCACTAACCCTGGAACTGCGGTGGCTGGATATGTCACTATTGGCTTGTGCTTTGAGAGAGATCAGGAAGTAAACACGTAACACATGATGTATACGGGATGGTAACTATGATAGAAATTATATCATAGTTACCTTTCCCCAATATAAATAGGAGGGAAGGACACTCATGTTCATTGAATGTTTAACGATGCGAGAAGGACCGACAACTGTTTGTGTGAAGAATTTCAATTATACTTTTTTCCCGATACCTGGGAGCCTGGAAGGGGAAATGACTACATCTGTTTGCAATGTTCCAAATATAGATGTGGTTGAATATTTAATAGGGGATGAAAAGAAGGGTTTGAAGGGGAGGGGAAATTTTCGCCCATATAAACCAGAACAGGCAATGGCTGACCTTGATGCTAGACGAAAGGAGATAGCAAAAAGAATGGGACAGATGAGTGGGTATTCCATTCAGCCTGTTAGGATTGGTGAAACGAGCAAGGGATATGCGGTGTTTAGAAGGACAGTTGAAAATGGGATACAAAAGACAGAAATATGTGGTGCAAATGGAATATGGACAACTGATCCTCTGAAGGTTATGGCTTTCACAGAATTGGTTGATGCTGATACATGGCTCCACGCGTTTGTTGACAATCAGCCGTTGCCGGAAATGATACCTGTGAGGAAGTACATGTGCGCGGAGATAGGATGCAGGGAATCCTTTGACACACCAAGGGAGCTGTTATCACATTATGAGGAGAAGCATGAGGCTTCTGAGGAATCACCTGTGGCATCCAAGCAACCAGCATCTGCCATTCCCCCTCTCACAACGCCGACTAAGGGTGCGGTTGGAAAGGACGGGGAGGATGTTAGATATAACCATACCCCAGCAGAAGGGAAAAAATAGGGAGGTGCAATGGGGTGTAGGCACCAGAATAACAGTAAATGCACGACGGCGATAAAGGAGGGCTCTGACAATGACAATGGCAAAAAACGAATCGATGACCGAAGAGAGGTGCGCGCGCATTCACGAAATGATGATGAGTGAAGTTGATGCCAGATTCGAGGTGAGTAGGGCAGACCGGGACGAATTGCATAGACAGAATGCAGCCATATTCGATGAGCTGAAGCGAATAAGGTGGGGGGTTATCTCTGTGAGCATTTCGCTCATCGGGGCTCTCGTGGTGACGATCATCTCTATCTCATCGTATGGAGGGTTTGCTAAGGTAACTGACCTTGAAGGGATCAAAAGGGTGCAGGCCGTCCAGGAGGCAGTATCACAGGCAAACAAGGAACTACTTGAAAAGATCAATCGGAAAATACCATGAAGCCAGGAAACAGTGATATAAGCAAGGGAGGCAAAACAACATGAACCTCGATAGACTCAAGGCAACCATAGCGGGCCACGAAGGAACCCGATATGTCCCGTATCTGGATAGTGAGAAGATAAAAACGATTGGTATTGGCCACAATATGGAATCATCTCCCCTTCCTGAATATATGATGGTCTATCTTACCGACCAGGGCAGGATCAGTGATTTAATGGTAGGTACACTCTTCGCATGGGATATCGACTTGACCCTGCGTAACTGTGTTATCCTGTGGCCGGGATTTGATAAGTTCACTGAGACGCGACAGGTGGCCCTTGCTGATTTCATGTTTCAGATGGGGTTGGCTGGCGCAGGAAAGTTCCATCACGCGAATGAGGCGATCAACGGCGGAAGGTGGGATGAGGCGGCAGCGTGTATGCTCGACAGCTTATGGGCGCAACAGGTACCCAATAGGGCGAAGCAGATCACCGACATGGTGAGAGAAGGATAAATCCCTTTCCGGGGAAATAAGATATAGAGGTGAAACATGGCATTTAATTGGAAAAATCTTGTAGGAGCATTTGCAAAACTCCTTCCCGTGGCGATCAACTATGTTCCCCCGCAGGACGAGAATGTGAAGAAGGCGGTTACGGCAACCTTGCAAGCAGCCCCTTCCATAGTTGCGGCGGTACATGAAGGCATGGGAAACGCGCCTGGCGATCAGAAGATGAACGCAGCAGTTGCGGCGATGGGAGCGACGGCCCAGGTTCTTGGGAATACGTTGACCGGAGGCGCACAGGAAACATATCAACAGGTAATGCCTATAGCTCAGATGGTGCTACAGGCGGCCTATGATGCGTTCAAGGAGGCGGACAAGGGAGACGCAACTGGAGGGTGAAGGATGGAGGATCGGCTTAAAATTTCCATGTTCTGGGCAGCGTGCGCCTTTATCCTGATTTGCCTTGCATACTGCTTCGTGTGTATATGGAATGAACCAAAGATTGACCTGACGACGCCCATTATAGCCCTCATCACGGGCATGGTTGGATACTATTGGGGATCAAGCAAGAGCAGCGCGGATAAGACAAAAGCTATCCTGGGTGACGGCGATGATATTACAAAGGCTTAAAACAATCTTATCGGAGGTATTAAAAATGTCAGCAAAAACAGATGCGTTAATGGCAGCAGTGAAGGCAGCAACAGATAAGATTACAGCGTTGCAGGGACAGGTGAATACCATAGCTGCAACATATCAGGGACAGATTACTGAGTTGCAGGGACAGGTGGCTGAATCTGACGGTGCAATGGGTGAAGCAACTGCGGCACTGAATAGTGCAGCGGGTGTGTAAATAGCGGACACACAATAAACAACACCCGGTCGGCCTCTCAACGATGCTCACTGACCGGGTTACTTTAAAACGGTTTAATGGAGGGTTGTGATAATGATACAATACACAGTTCAGCAATTAATTCTTGATACCTTCCAGAGAGCTGGGCGTCTTCAGAATCCTGCAGGGATAACTATCCTCAGTGCAGCTAACATCATACAAGATATGATGGTGAAGGTGTTGCTGAGTTATCGAAGTGACATCCTGGCAAACAATCCATTGGAGTTGGTTATTCCTGAAAATGAATGTAGTGCAACGCTTCCTCTTGGCTTTATTAGCATGTCTGAAAAACCAGCAATATACACTTTCAAAGATGTATCCAATTATATTCAGGGATTGATAACAGTATATGATATTGTAACAGGTGCATTGACAATACAATGTACAGCGGTTAATGGTACTGGTGTGTTGAGTGATTGGCTGTTGAGCACATCCCCAAGTAAAGATGGACAGGTATCGACATCAACTGATTTAATAGCATATCCATTGGTTGATGACATTGTTGTGCTAACCGTTGATGCAGGATTAACGATTGTTAATGGGGATACTGTGTACATTCTCCCAACCGCAACCGCTGCCACATCCCCTACAATAAACAAGCACATCCTTCAGCCAACATATTTGAACGCTGTTGACGATGATGAATATGATTATAACTGGTGGACATGGTATGGGCTATATGGTTGGAATGTATATCCTCCGTCAAATCAGCCAGGGAGATATAAAATTGTAAACACAATGTTTTATGTGATGCCCTATGCTTCTGAACCAATGACTATATTGGGAAGGTATTTCGGCATCCCTGCTCCATTGACTGCCAGTAGTGTTGTCCCTTTCAATGGCCTGTTTGATGATGTGTTTAGAGAAGGTTTGGTGATGGTAATGAACCTTGGACACGGTATGCCGGAGGTTGATCCTACTTTTAAATTGTTCTTGACAACTAGGGTTGAATCTGTTATAAATACTCGTATACACATATTACCATCGGGTCGCACAAACCGGGGAACTTGGATGTAACTGTGGTATAAATTATATCATAGTTGGAGGTTTGAATGTCTATAATAGATGGTGGAAACGCAAGTGGTACAGCAACAGAGATACCTGACAATTCTGTTCTTCAAGAAATTATTGGGTTGGTTGGTCAGCAGTTGCAGGATGATACAGGGAAAACATGGCCTCCTGATGAATTGCTCCCATATATCAATTTATCACTGGCGAAAATTATATCTGTAAAACCAGAAGCATACCCTGTTACAAAAATAGTCCCGCTGATTGAAGGCTCACGACAGAGTGTTGACCCTGCTGTGGAGGTATGGATTATAGATGCCATATGTAATATGGTTGGCGGGGTAACACAGGGACCAGCAATAACATGGCTACCGAGGAAGAGTATGGATCAGATGCTTCCTGATTGGCAGTTGGGCACAACAATTCCGGTGAATGCCACTGTGATGCATTGCATTAGAGATGAACATGATCCATATACATTCTACACATTCCCCCCTCAGCCAAGCAACACAACGCAGGGGATACAAATGATAATGTCTGAAGTGCCACCAAAGCTGTTGACGGTATCAGATACATTCCCATTGAATCCTATATATAAGAATGCAACTGTTAATATGGTTGTGCATTTTGCGTTAGGGGAAGAAACAACAATATCTGGAGCGCAGGAGAAATCAATGGTTAGGTTGCAGATGGCCCTCCAGGACCTTGGAATAAACATGCCGCAGGCAAAGAAACAAGGAGGCACAAGTGCTCCTCAAGGTTGATAAATTTAAGGGGATAATGCCACGCATTGCTGATCCATCATTATTGCCAGATGGAGAAGCACAGTTTGCACAAAATTGTCGCTTTGATTTCGGAGGTGTTGCTCCTTATTATATCAACGCTGACATATACACTCCAACTGTGGCTGGTCCCCTATTAAGCATATTTCGATATTATGATCCATCTGATGTTGGTTTCTTCCTATCATGGCCGACTGATGTAGATGCAGTGAAGACACCGCTGGCAGGGGATATATTTGATAGAGTGTTTTACATAGAGGGTGGAATATTAAAGGTAACAGATAAAGATTTATACAATGATGGAGGAACTGATTACCCTGAGAAATATAAGTATCCAAGTCCGCCTGCTCCCATCAATGCTCCCATTGCAAATGGTGGAGCTGATACAGGGAGTGATTTAATAACAAATTGGGTGAATGGTTCACCTGGATATAATACCCTTACACATAATGGAACAACTATTAATGCGGTAAATACGGCTGGAACAAGTGAGGCAGCTTCAACAAATAATATAGCAGTAACCACGGGGCAGGTGATACATTTAGTGGTTTCAGGTTACACATTAAATAGTGGTGCTGGTCCAACAATATCGGTATCATTAACAGGTATGAACTCTTTTGCATTAGCAAATGGAGATTTTTATATTACAGCTAATGCAAACGGTAATATGGTTGTTACTGCGACAAATGTAGATAAGGGAAATTGGTTGGCTAGTTTTGATGCACGGCTAATGCTGGGAGCCGATCCTACATTACTGGAAACAAGAGCATGGTGTTATACATATGTTAATGGGTATGGTGAGGAGGGACCGCCGAGTCCTGTATCTAACTTCATTCGTCTATTTGATGGTAATGTAGTAACATTAACAAACATTGCAACATATGTAGGCGGTGATGCAGCATTATATAATATAACATATATAAACATATACCGCGTAAATCAGGGTGTATCAAGTGCACAGTTTCAGTTTGTTGCACAGATTACCGCTGCTACAACATCATATGTTGATGCTTTGATGGATGCAGCATTAGGGGAAATATTAATGTCAACGGAATGGGATGGGCTTCCATCTGGTAGTGCTGGATTGACAGCATTGGCGAATGGGGTAATGGCTGCCTTTGTTGATAATATCCTATGTCTCTCCCCCGCCTATTACCCACACGCATGGCCTGTTAGTTGGCAGAAATATACTGATAGGGATATTGTTGCGGTTAAGGCAATTGGTACAACCGCTATTGTATTAACAAAGGGCCAACCATATGCTGTTATTGTGAATGATCCATCAAATACAAATATGGAGCGTATTGATGGTGGACTGGCATGTGTATCAAAGAGGAGTGCAGTGCAGGTTGAAAGTATTGGGATAGTCGCATATGCAAGTCCTGAAGGATTAATGACAATTAGTAATCAAGGTGCCCAACTTGTGACAGCTGGATTAATAGATAGGTCAGAATGGGATAATAAATATAATCCAAGTACCATTAGTGCATATTATTGGCAGGGAAAATATGTTGCCTTTTACACTAATGGGCACCAAAAAGCTGGTTTCATCTTTGATTTTGGTACAAATGATTTAGTTGATTTGGATATGTATGCAACAGGTGGTTATCATGACCCCATTGACGGAAGGCTGTATTTGATAGTTAATGATGCCATTGTTAGTTTCAGTGATACAACAACATTGCAGGCTTATACATGGGTAAGCAAGAGGTTTAGGTTCAAACCGTCATCATTAAAAGCAATGAGGGTGTATGGAGAAACATACCCTGCAACTATTGATATTATCTTCAGGGACATCCCTGCAACTATCACAGTTACAGCCGCCGATCACAAACCAGTTCGCCTACCAAAGACAGGCATTGTGGATAGCTGTGATGTGAGAGTATATGGGAAAGGAGAAGTGTCAGCAATATACATCGCATCAACAATAGGAGAATTACCGTTATGAAATTTCCTATCATCCCTTCCATACGAACGTTTGCAGATGTGCAAAACGCATTACAGAAGATAAGGGAATATTTTACATCATCATCCAGTGTTGGGAATTTAAATGTAACACAGCCGACAACAAAGGCAACATTGACTATTAGGGATGGAAAAGAGCTGATCGTTGATAAAACATGGTCGTTGGGGAAAGCAGAGGGTAATTTGGAGAATAGGGATATTGACATAACACAGGCTCTTGTAGTAGTGCTTGAGGGTATAACATATGAAGTGGCTGTGTTAAAGAGGGTATGATGAAGGTATCCCGATTGGATCATGAGGCGATAGATATTGTTTTTAATAATATATCCAGTAGGAGTAAAGATGAAATATATGACCTCGGAATGAATGAAGATGTTGTTAGAGAACATTTTAAGAATGTCTGCCATTTACCATTTAGCGCTACATTGTGTGATAATGATGGCAATCCGCTTGCTGTTATCATTGTGGAATATATAAGGGAGCGATTATACAGAGCGGACATTATTTCATCAGAAGGTGCATGGGATGTGATAGGAACACACATTACCCATCTGCTTGCGAGAATATCATCTGATATTATATCGCAGTGTCAATATGACATTGAAGCCTTCAGCCCACACTATAATAATAAGTGGGTTAAGTGGTTTAGGGTGATGGGATTTGAATATGATAATGAAGAATTACCCGGCATACATAGATATGTCAAAAGGTGGAGGTGATATATGGGTGGAGGAGGAAGTAGTGATTCTACAACAATACAACCAACAGCTGATCAGATTACACAGCAACAGGTGAATGCGAAACTGTGGAATTATTATACTACAACATACCGTCCGTTAGCAGAGAAATATATTGCAAAAGCAACTAGTGGAACGGTACAGAACGAAGAGAAAAATCAAATGGCAGGGAAGATCAATGCAGAAGTAATGCGCCATATTGATCCTACGAAGGCAACGCAAAATGCAGCGGCCAATACAAAGAGTGGTATTGAAGGGAGTAGGGCATTAACAAATGCAGAAGTTGGTGGAGAAGGG